CCCCAGATCACGCTCACCCTGTGCTCGTCCAGGACGGTCACGGTGCGCTCGATGCGCAGTCGGTAGCCGCCAACCCTCTCGGTGTCGTACGTGTCGTCGGCCCAGGGAATCCGGTGCCTGTCGAGGGCGTCGCGGTAGGCCCTCATCACCGCTGAGATCTCGGTCAAAACCTCTCTCACTCTCCTATCTCAAAAGAATTAGGTGTTCTTTGCCGCGGGGACTCCCCCGCCGTCCCCGTTTCCGCCCTCTAGCGGCGGGAACCCCATCGTCTGCTGACCCAGCTGCCCCGCCGCCGTTGGCACACCTTTGGCATACCTCCAGCTCGGCTCCTCGCCCCTCGCGATGGCGGCGATGTCCATGCGCAGGTCCTCCTTGGCGCGCTTTCGCGCGCGGTACTCGTCGAGCTTCTGCTTCTTGGCCAGGCGGGCGCCCTCGTCGGCGCTGATGACGTTGGCCATGTAGATGCGCGTTATGTCGAGCGGGCGGCCTGCGGCGGGGTCGAAGCCGTCGAGCATCTCCCTGAGGGTGATCACGACGCCTCACCAAGCTCACGCTCCAGGGCGGCGATGACGTCGTCCTCGGTCTCGGCTGGCTTCCACACCGCCGCGCGCTCGACCTCCTGCGAGGTCTGCCCGCCGCGTGCCTTGCGCTCGGCGTCGTAGCCGCGCTCGCGGTCGGACCAGCTGCGGGCGACGGGCTCCCACTTCACGATGGGAAAGCCCTGCCTGGTCCAGCCGTTGGCCTCGTAGTAGTCGTGGAACTTCCGGGCGCTGCCGCGCAGGCAGTTTGCCGCGAAATATGACTCGACCTCCTCGAGGGTAGGCGGGACGAACTCGGCTCCCCCTCCCCCTTCGTTTTCACAATCTGATGGGTTAATCCAGACTCCTAACTCCTCTTCCCCTTCCTCTTCCTCTTCGCTTGCGCGTTTGCTATCTGCTTTGCTTGCTCGTTTGCTTTCCGTTTTGCTTTCCGTTTTGCTTGCGCGTTTGCTTTTGGCTTCGCTTGCTGCGCTGCCACGGCTCAGCCCGCCCTTCCTTCCGGCCTCCGCCCTGGCGCGGCTGTTCTCGAGGACCGGCATGATCAGCGTGATGGCCATCCTCTGGGCGTCCGTGCGCGGCTCGGGCACCTCTCCGGTCACGAGATAGCGCACCATCATGCCGAGCAGCTCGTTGCTCTCGCGCCTGTTGCCGAGGCACAGAGCGCCCTCGACGAGGGAATCAAGTATCGTCATCCGTCTCACCTCCGTGAATCGAATCGGTAAAGGCCGCGGCGGCGGCCTGGTCGCGGCCCGGCATGACCGAGCCGTAGGTCTCGAGCGTCGTCTTGACGTCGGCGTGCCCCAGGCGCTCCTGGATGGTCCTCATGTCGAACCCGTGCATGAGCAGCCACGTGGCGTGCGTGTGGCGAAGCGAGTGGAACGTCGTCTCCGGCGGAAGGCCCAGTTCCCGCGCGAGCGACTTAAAGTGCTGCGTGACGGTCGACGGGCGCGCGATGGTGCCGGCGGGGCTGAACGTCACCACGGGCGCGGCCGGGCCCTTCCGCACGAGCCACGTGTCCTGCCACTCCAGGTGGCGCTCCAGCCGCGCCTCGACGGCCGGCGCGAGGGCGACGTTGCGCGGGCGCCGGCCCTTGGTGTACGCCTGCCGGTGCAGCTCGGGCTTCTCGACCGCCTGCCCAGCCACGTGGAGGTCGTGCAGCGCGCGGCGCCAGTCGCGGCGCTGCAGCCCGCAGACCTCCCCGACCCGCATGCCCGTGTTGAGGGCCAGGTAGGCCGCCATGGCCTCGGTTCGTCGGGCGATGTTGGCACCCGACGCCGATCGCGATGACATGGCGGAGGCGAGGGCGCGGGACAGCTCGTCCACGTCGCACTCGGACAGCGCGAAAGGCTCCGAGGGCGGCGCGGACGGCGCGGGGACGTCGAGCATGATGTCGCGCCCCAGCGCCGGCCGCCACGAGCGGTAGGCGCCCTTGAGGAGCGCGTGCATCTTGAGCAGCGTCTTTGGCTTCACGCCACTCCCCGTCCTAGGGGCGAGCAGCATGCGGTACGCCGCCGACACGTCCCATGGCTCCACCTGGTCGTAGGGCAGACGGCCGATGGTCGGCTCCACCATCGTCCTGACCACGCTGCGGTACGTGGCCACCGAGTTGTCGGACAGGCCGGTCACGGGGTCAGAGATATATGTCTCGAGCATCGAGGACAGGCGCTTGGAGCTGTCCCGGGCGGACGACGGGATGAAGGACGCGACCCATGAGTCGCACATGGCCTGCGCCTGCTCGCGGGACAGGTCCCCGTCCCAGGACTTATACGGCCTGATCCGCCTGCCGGTCACGCGGTCGGTGCCCATGTAGGGGCGGGCGAACCAGCGCCCGTCCGCCCCGCGCTGCACGACCGCCCGGCGTTCGCTAGGAGAGGTCACTTGCGGCGAGCTCCTTAGCGATGTGCGCGATCTTGTCGCGGTCGTCGAGATTGATGTCCAGGAGCAGCTCACTGGCGTCGGAAGGGCTTACGGCCGCAAGCATGACCTGGCCCCTGGCCTCGGTCTCATCGATCCCGAGCTTGACCATGGCCCTGACCACCTCGCTGACGAAGCACCGCATGATGTCGAGGACGATGGGCTGGGTCATGCAGCCGCCTGCAAAAAACAACACGCCGTCATCGGCATCTCCGCCGCAGAGGAGGGCATTCGCCTCGAACTCCACGGGCTCGACGTTCTTACGCTCGATTGTCACCTTCAGCTTCTCGCTACTCATCCTTCTCCTCCTCCTTGGCGCTCTCTTGCACCCTCGCCAAAAGCCATTCGTCATCCCCGCCGGGCCTAAAGCCCGCGCTGCGGACGATCTCCCAGTGCTCGAGCCACCCCTCCGCGTCATCGCCTCGCCAGCGGCTGTTGAGCATCCGCATGCTGCGAGCCGTGCCCAGCCACCAGCATCCGATCTCGTAGACGCTCGGGGACGAGGCGCCGCACCTGCCGCAGAAGGCCTCCATGACCGCGGCCTCGGCGCTGTCGTAGTCGCCGCCGTCGGAGAGCAGGTCGTCCACGTAGAAGGACGGCTTCATGCGGTCCGCGCGGACCGCGTCCTCCAGCTCGCGCGTGCGCCCCGCGCCCTCGTGCAGGATGAAATCGACCATGCGCGCGTACAGGTCCACGAGCGCGGCATCCTCGCGCTCGGCCTCCTGCTCCGCGATAATCTCCTCCTCGGTCTTCTCGGCCTGCCCGCCAGAGCCATCGTCGGGCCCGTAGAGGTTCCAGTAGCTGCCCTTCCACACGGCGACGGTGCCGGCGGCGAACTCCTTCCCCTCGAGCTTCGAGGCGACGAGGCCGACGTGAACCCAGTCCTTATAGACGAACCCCTCGGGCTGCTCCTTCACCACCGGGATGCCCGCGTCGCCGAAGGCGTCGTAGTCCTCGGCCTTGGCCTCCTCGCGCTCGTTGCGGCGGCGGATCTGGTCGGCCTTGCCCGCCCAGCCGTCGCCGGCGGCGAGGACCGCCTCGACGTCCTTCTCGTCATCGAAGGCGCTCGCGGCCTCGAGCTGCTCCAGCGTCACCTGCACGCCGGCATCGATGCGACCGCGCAGCCTGCGCGCAGCGCGGATCTGCCCGGCGGTGGCGCGGCTCGCGCGCTCGATGCGCTGCTCGTCGATGCCCAGCACGAGCATCTGCTGCACGCCGCGTGCGCGCTCGGCCTCGGTCAGCTGGCGCTTGTCGTCGGTGGCGAGCATGGCCACGAGCTCGTTGGCCTCGCCCATGCTCTCCGCCACCAGCGCGGACACCTCGCGGTCCTCCCCGTAGATCGAGGACAGCGCGCGGTAGCGGCGCTCGCCGTCCACGATTCGGTAGACGTTGCCGTCCGCCACGACCACGGGCGGGTTCAGCGGCTCGCCGCCGGTCGCCTCGATGCTGCGGGCCAGGGCGCCGATGTCGCCGAAGTCCTCGCGCGGGTTCTGCCCGCTCGGGCGGATGTCGCCCAGGCGCACAGACTTCTTCTCAAACTGCATGTCATTCCTCCTAGTAGTACATCCCGCTCGTTGCGGTCCCCTCGATGGCGCCGGCGATGGCAAAGAGCGCGAGCATCGCGAAGGCGCACACCACGCTCTGCGTCCGCTCGGACAACGTTGACCACCAGGCCGACGCCCGGTCGCTAAGCAGCAAAAGAATCTCGCTCATGGGTCCCCTCCTCGATCCACTCGTCGACCCACTCGGGGCGCACCAGGTAGCCGCGGCAGCGGCCATCGGGCAGGCAGTAGGTAGATCGGAAGAGCACACGTCTGAACTCCAGTCACACTTGAAT